GCAAACATGATCATTACATCACTTACAACTGCTGGTGTAACGATTGTTACTGGAACCTAGTTTTAAATTCGAGGTTAAGATGTTGGAAGGCCGGGCAGAGTTCCCGGTCTTTCCTTTTTAAAACAAAATCACTTTTTTCGGTTTATAGTATATGATTCTATTAAAGGCGATAGCAACGGCACAAGAAGTGAAGTTTATTCCGACAAGGAGTGGAGTGCCAAATGAATTATTTTTAAGAAACGAAACGACAAACGTTGTTACAAATCAGTACATTGATTGTACGAATGAATCATTTTATAAAAAGTTTTCAGAGGTATTGACTTTAGAAGAAGGTCATTTTTATACTTTGACAATTAAAGAAAATTCTGACAAGACTGCAATTGATAATTTTGCATCAAGAGTAGTGGCAGATTCAGGAACGTATGAAGCGGAGTCGTGTTTATACACTTTCCTTTCATCCTTTGACCATACAAGCACTTTAATCCACAACGATAAGGTATTTGTAACGAATCAAGTTATTGACGATTATAGCGTAAATAAAGACGAATACGTTCAGCATTCGCAAAACATAATTTTCTATGAATAAGAGAAAGGATAATAGTGGTATTCACTTTGTTCAGTTGGAAGCATACTCAGCACCAAAGACATCCGAAAACAATCGTGATGCGTGGGTAGGGTTTGGCGAGGATAACAATTACTTTCAGTTTTTGATTGACCGATACAACGGATCGACAACAAACAACGCAGTAATTAACAATATTAGCAAGTTGATTTATGGTCGTGGCTTAGATGCTACGGATTCAAGCAAGAAGCCGAACGAATATGCTCAGATGATGATGCTATTTCGTAAGGACATTGTAAAGAAGGGAGTTGCTGATTTAAAGATGCTTGGGCAATATGCCTATCAATTGATTTACAACAAATCAAAAGATTCCATTATTCGTGTTGAACATATACCAGTTCAGTTGTTAAGAGCAGAGAAATGTAATAAAAAAGGAGAAATTGAGGCATACTATTATTCAGATAATTGGGAAGACACGAAGAAGTTTGAGCCTAAACGTATTCCGGCTTTTGGTTTTGGGGATAAAACTCTGGAAATCCTTTATGTTGGAAATTACACCGTTGGTCAGAAGTATTACTCGAATGTTGACTATATTGGTGCAATACCTTATGCCAAATTAGAAGAGGAAATTGCTGATTACTTGATTAATGATGTACAGAACGGATTCAGTCCGACAAGCGTTGTTAATTTTAATAATGGTATTCCTGACGAAGAGAAGCGTGAGTTAATTAGCCGACAAGTATCAGCTACATTGACTGGGTCAAAAGGCAAGAAAGTTGTGGTTTCATTCAATAACGATGAAACGAAAAAGACTACGGTTGATTCTATTCCGTTGAACGATGCACCTAAGCATTACGAGTATTTAAGCCAAGAAGCACAAGGAAAGATTTTATTAGGTCATGGTGTTGTAAGTGGTTTGCAGTTTGGTATTCCTTCGTCTAATGGATTTAGCTCGAATGCTGATGAGTTAAAGAATGCGATTACCTTATTTGATAACATGGTTATTCGTTATTTCCAAGACACGTTCATCGATGGAATTGAGAAAGTTTTAGCATTTAATAAGATTAGCTTAAATCTTTATTTCAAAACCTTGCAGCCATTGGAGTTCGTTGATTTGAACCCAATCGCTGACAAGGAAACGGCAGAAGAAGAAACTGGAGTTAAGTTATCTGCTCATTTAGATGAAATGGAACTCGAGGAATTTGGCGAGGACATCAATTTAGATGAATGGGAGTTAATTGATTCAAGAGTGGTTGAGGATATGGAAGAGGAGGCTCGTTTAGATGCAGAACTTGAAGCGTTAAACAATCCAAAGAAATCTTTGATGTCTAAGGTTTATGAGTTTGTAACTACTGGAGTAGCAAGACCAAATTTACCTTCAGAACAAGATGGCAAGTTATTTATGAGCCGTTATCGTTATTCAGGCGAAACGACTGACAAAAGTCGTGCATTCTGCAAGAAGATGACTGCTTTAAATAAGTTATATCGTAAAGAGGACATCGAGCAGATGAGCCAAAAGGCTAACACCAATCCCGGTTGGGGGCCAAGAGGTGCAGATACTTACGACATATTTTTGTATAAGGGCGGCGGATCATGCCACCATTTTTGGACAAGAGAAACTTATAAGCGTTTTACCGATCCTCGAAGAAAAGGAAGTGAAGAAATAAGTCCAGCACAAGCAAGAAAAGCCGGAGAAATATTACCAACAAATAACAAGTTGGTTTATACTAAGCCGATAAATATGCCAAATCAAGGATTTTTACCAAAGCAAAGTTAAAAGATGGCACAAGCGTTATTTGTAAGTAGAGATGAGATTGTAAAGTTTACTGCGTTGAATGGCAACATTGACACAGATAGCTTTATTCAATGGGTTAAGATTGCTCAAGATATTCACATTCAGAATTATCTTGGGACTAAGTTATTTAACAAAATTAACGATGACATTGTTGCTGGGACTTTAGCTGGCAATTATTTGTCGTTAACTAACGTTTATGTTAAGCCGATGCTTATTCACTGGAGCATGGTGGAGTACCTTCCATTTGCAGCTTATACGATTGCTAACAAAGGAGTTTACAAGCATAACTCAGAGAATAGCGATACGGTAAGCAAGGAAGAGGTAGATTTCTTAGTAGAAAAAGAACGATCAATCGCTGAGAATTATACTCGTCGGTTTATTGATTACATGAGTTTTAATAATAGTTTATTTCCGGAGTATAACACTAATTCAAACGCAGATGTCTATCCAGATAAAGAAAGTCAGTTTGGTGGTTGGATCTTGTAGGGGAACTTACAAGCCAAAGGATGAAAACATTAAAAAATTAAAGGTTTATTTAAACAAGTTAGAAAATGGCAAATAGCATAGGATGGGGGCAAGGGTCAAGTAATAACTCAATCGGTTGGGGGCAAGGCGATATAAATAATAACATCGCTTGGGGAATTGTCTATGAGACTAGTTATTCAGGAGAAACCGATATTATGGGCGGTCAAGCCTACCTTGTTACATTTGTCAATAATTTTCAGACAAGAGTGACTGATGATAGTGGAACGTTTGAGGCATATTCTTGTTTATACAATAGTTTTAATGGAGAGCTTTCAAATGGTGGTGCATTAGTAATTCCTTTTGAGGCGAGAGTGGTTGCGGATAGCGGTTTAGTTGAAGCGGAAGTTTGTTTAATTAATTTTGTCAATAGTTTAACTTAAAAAATATGAATTTATTAGATACTGCTTCCTTAGTGGTAACACCTAACGGATACAAAGCATCAAAACTTTACTCAATTGTTCCTTCCGATGGAACGGGCGATATGACTTTCGCACGGACTGGAGATACTGCAACTCGTGTTAATTCAAGTGGTTTAATTGAAACGGTTTTAGCTAACAAGCCAAGACTTGATTATTTGGGTAGCACTTGTCCTAAATTATTACTTGAGCCACAACGAACAAATTTATATGTTTATTCAAATACATTTTCCGATGCAAGTTGGGTAAAAACCGAATCTTCAATTAGTGCAAATATTGCTACTACATTAAGTCCAGATGGTACACAAAATGCAAGTAAGTTAATTGACACAGTTAATAATAACGAACATAGAATAAGATTAACACCAATTGAGATTACTGGAGATACTACTTTTTCTATTTTTGCTAAATCATCTAATTACGGTAAATTTTCTATTTATAATGCGTCAGATGGGTATGCAACAATTTTTGATTTAAATCTTGGAACGGTTGTTTCAACTGGAACTGGAATGAAAAATGCAACTATTGTTAATTATGGCAATGGATGGTATCGTATTTCAGTTACATCAAATGGAATTACTGGATTTAAAGCTTTTGCTTTTGCTTTAATAAATGATTCTGGAAATATTAGTTTTGCTGGGAATGGTAATTATGGTGTTTTTATTTATGGTGCACAAGCTGAAGCCGGTTCCTACGCAACATCATACATTCCAACGACTACGGCAAGCGTAACAAGAAATGAAGATCATTGTGTAAAAACATCTGCTACTGCATTAATTGGTCAAACAGAAGGTACAATTTTTGCTGATGTTAATTATGATAATGTTGAAGCACAATCTATGTTTCTTTTAGGAGATACATCATCTGCTGGCTTTATATATATATTAAGAACATCTACTGGAAATATTGTACTTGATGTTTATGATTCATATACTGGACAAGCGTCTATAACTAAAACGGGTAATAATTATGGCAGATTTAAAATAGCAGTAGGATATAAAGCAAATGATTTTGTGATGTATATTAATGGCGTTTTAATAGGAACTGATACAAGTGGAGTAGTTCCTGCTACAAGTATTGTAAGATTTGAATCAAGTGCTGCAGCAACAAGTTATACTCAGAAGCCAAATACGTTTGCTCTTTGGAAGACACGTTTAACAAATCAAGAATTAATAACTTTAACGACGATATAATATGAAGTTCAGAAAATATGAAGTTTTGCCAGCTACTTGGGAAACATTAAAATCACAAATACAAGTTAGCGAAACTATTGGTGGAGAAACTAATTTAGTTTACAATTCTGAAATTATCGAATCAGTTGTTGAAATCGGTCATATTATAATTACTCCTCCAGTATTAGATGAGGATATGAACGTAACAACTCCAGCGGTTTTATCTGATAAATATTCAGTAGACATCCTTTGGAAGAATGATGAATTACCTTCGTTTGCATCTTATAAAATATGGTGTACACCGGTAGGAATCCATTCATTTGGTGCATCAATTGACCAAGATTATGAGCAAGCATACTTAGAACAATTAGCTAACTAATGGAACAAAATCAGCATCCTTTAGGTGTACTTTCCGTTGTATTGGGGGGAATATCTGCATTAATTTCTTACTCAGCAATAAGCTACATTGTAGGGATTGCATCGGGTTTATTTGCAATCGGATCGTGTACGTTTGCAATGGTCTATTATTACAAGCAGATTGTAAAGCTGAATAAGGATGCCGAAGCTAACAAATAGCATTAAGGAGTTTTTTCAGGCAAATGGGGAATATTCAAGCGGTCGTTTAATCTTCATCATCGGCTCGCTTATCGTTTTTGGTATTTATATTTATGACCATAAAGATAACGGAGTGCAAAATATAATGATTGCGGTGCTTGGATATTCTTCAGCTTCTATTACATTGTCTAAGTTTTCAACCAATAAGACAGATGAAACTAAGTGAACACTTTGATTTAAACGAGTTTACTCGAAGCGATTACGCTAAAAGAAACGGCATTAATAACTTACCCAATGCAGAGCAAACGGACAACCTTCGTGAGCTTTGCATTAATATTTTAGAGCCAATCCGTAAGCATTTTCAGATTCCTATCTTGATTTCATCAGGATTTAGAAGCAAGGAATTAAATACGGCAATCGGTGGGGCAAAGAATAGCCAGCATACTACTGGGGAAGCCGTAGACATTGACCATGATTTGTCTGCTAATGTAGTAAGCAACCGAATGATATTTGACTTTATTAAAAGCAATTTGACATTTGACCAAATGATCTGGGAGTTTGGCACATCACAAAATCCTGATTGGGTTCATGTTTCATACGTTAGTGGCAACAAGAATCGGAATCAAATCTTAAGAGCCATCAAGCACGGAGGCAAAACAACATATGAGAAGTATTAAACTCCTTATTTTTGCGTCGATTATCTTCGCAAGTTGTAAATCTACTCAGATTACAAGCGTGGTAGAAAAGATTCGAGTTGATACTGTTCACAATATAAGAACAGTTGAAAAATTCAAGGCCATTCATGATACATTAATTATTGAGAACCCTTGCGATTCTCTTGGATTTCTGACACGATTTTATTCTAAGATAACCATTCCACAAGGCAAGGTCATAATAAGGTCAGAGAATGGCAATATCAAAGCCACAATCGACTTAGATAGCGTGGCAAATGTTTACGATTCAAAATACAAAAGCAAATATAGTTCTGAAGTAAAGTTTTTTGAAAAAATTGTTGTCAAGCAGGTTGTTCCTACTTGGGCCATTGTAACTATTTTTTTGGAATCACTCATCATAATCGGATACATTTATTTCCGGTTTATAAACCCATTCAAATAATGGATATGACACACAAGGCGCAAGCCGTCAAGAATCATTTTTATGGTTCAAAGTTAGGTGTAAAGGAGTTTTGCGAAATATACCATAATCAATATGGTTACGCATCTTGGTTTCAGCTAAAGAAGTTCATGCTGAATAATGCAATTACCTTACATGATCGTTCTAAAATAAATAAGGAAGAATCTATTAAGGTTGGAGACAAAATAGAATACAGCCTTGATATGCTGGATAACTTTGGTATTGCTGATTCATTATCGAAAGAATACGAATCGATGAAGTTGCCAAGTCATTTAAAAAAGATTGGAATCTTATCTGACATTCACTTTCCTTATCATTCACTGGATGCTTTAACGATTGCCATTAGACATCTAAAGAGTTTGGCTATTGATTGCCTTTATCTGAACGGGGACATCATGGACTTTTATTCCATTAGCCGACACGAGAAGGACAAGGATTTAAGGGACTTTAAAAGGGAAGTTGATATGTCAAGAGATTTCCTAAAGAAGTTGCGTGATTTGTTTCCAACCATTCCAATCTATTATAAGTTAGGCAATCACGAACAACGCTGGGCAAGATCTTTACAATTACAAGCGGATGAGTTTGCTCAGTTACATGATCTTCAGTTTGAGATATTTTTTAACTTGGATAAACTCCAGTTCACAATGGTAAACGATTGGCAAGGTATGGAAATGGGGGACTTGCTTGTTGTTCACGGACATGAGCTTTACGGAGCCGGAGGTATTAATCCTTCGCAGAATCTAATGAATAAAACCTTATGCAATACTTTGATGGGCCATGTTCATAGGACATCCACCACACAAAAGAAAAGTGCATTTAAAGAATATATTAATACTTATACGACTGGATGCCTTACCGTCTTATCTCCTAAGTATATGCCATTCTCATCACATAATCATGGCTTTGCCTTAGTAGAGATTAATGATGGCAAATCAAAAGTTTCAAATTATCAGATTAAAGAAGGAAAAGTTTTGTAATATTGTAAAGTTTTTCATAGTTGAATAGGTTTAGATTTCCATTGAATCCCTGCTGACATTGTTGGTGGGGATTTTTGTTTGTGAAAATAAATTAAAAAAAAGTTTAAAATTATTTTTTTATTACAAATCTTCCTTTTATATTTGTATCACAATAGCAACAAAGCTATTTAATAAACCTTATCAAAATGAAAAACTTAATTAATTACATCGTAGAAATGCACAAGCAAGACCCTGAGTGTATACCTTTAGCCATCGGCATCTTAGCAATGGGTTTTATTGGGTTCATCGTATTCGCAGCTATAATCTTATCATGATGACTTGGAGAATGAAATTTAGGTATCACATTACTGGAACGTACTATGTTACCAAAACATTTGCAGACATCAGAGAGGCAAATCGTTACATCAAGCAAGAAGAACAATCAGAAAATTCAGAATTTTTAACTTATCAACAATTATGATAAAGCAACACTATCCTTGCGTTTTAAGATTACGGTTATGGGATGGCCGTAACTATTGGTCAGAGATTCATGGATTCAAAACCGAAGAAGAATTTGACAAGTGGACTTACAATCAAACGTTCTACGGGACTAAAATTATTGACCATGATGATTTCACAATCGATTCAGAAATAGATACTCCAACTCAATTTAAACAAATCAGAAATGAAAAACTTGATTAAATCACTTAGTGCATTCCAGAATGAATGCCCAATTATCCACAAAGACACGAAGGGACATAATTACACTTATGCCGACCTTCCTCAAATCTTTAGCACAATCAATCCGTTAATGAAGAAGCACGGATTATGTTTCAGTCAATTGCTTGAGAACGATGGCCTCCGCACAATTTTATTTCATGTAGAAAGCGGAGAGCAGTTAGAAAGTTTTACTCCGATCCCTAAGATTAAACTTGGGGCAATGAATGAATATCAATCATTTGGTTCAGGTGTTACTTACTTTAGAAGATACGCAATCAGCTCGATGCTTGGATTAGTTACTGACAAGGACATCGATGCTGCTGGAGTTCAAGCACCAATAAAGGAAGCACCAAAGCCAAGCGTTTCAATATCAGCAGCTGAATTAGGCGAGGTAAAAAGATTACTTGATGAATGTCAAACGATGGATACATTGAAAGAGATATGGGATGACATCGAAGAACCTTACCAAGTTTTGCCAATTATCAAAGAATTATTCACAAATCGTAAAAAACAACTCACAAAATAATGGAAAAGAAAGACAAAGTATTCGCAAAAGGATTCAATTTCAAACGTTCAGAGAATGCACCTGAATGGGTAGTCGGAAAGTTATCAATCAAGTTAGAGGATGCAATGCCATTCCTTACGCAGAATCAAGCAAACGACTGGGTTAATCTAAATGTCGTTCAAGGTAAGCAAGGAAACTATTACATTGAGTTAGATACTTGGAAGCCTACCGGTCAGGCGCCAGTGTTAACACCAATACAAAAAGATACTACTAACGATTTACCTTGGGATTGATATGACACCGAAAGAAAAAGCAATTGAACTTGTAGATAAATTTACCGTTGTAGGTTTACAACAAAGAGCAGAAGGCTATCAATGCGCTTTAATTGCGGTAGATGAGATAATGAAAGTTGTATCAATTTATAATGATACTCAAGCAGAATATTATTATTGGGAAGAAGTTCAACAAGAAATAGAAAAGTTATGAAAATCAAAAAGATGTCATTATATGCCCAAGTGGCTGAAAACTTAAATAGCAAGGGAATCCTTCCATTCTCTGCAAGATCGTGGAATACTCCGCTGGTTCAGTCAGTAGCTTACGGAAAGATTAACTATCCAGAAGTGATGGAAGAGATTAAGAACGTTTTAAATGCAATGCAAAATGAAGGAGTTAACGTTTAACGAATGGCAAGCACATTTGTCAAGAGAATTAGAAAATAATTATCGAAAACTTAAATTGATAAAAGATGAAAAACTTTCAAAAGTATCACGAAGAGAACAAACACATTTACGAAGAGTTCAAAAAGTTAGCTAAGATGCTAATTAGCAGAAACTACAAACGTATCGGGGCAAAGCAGATATTCGAGTATATTCGGTTTCAAACAATGATAAGCGGTAACGATGGATACAAACTTAATAACAGTTATACATCGGACTACGCAAGATTATTTAGAGAAGAATATCCACATTGGGCTGGATATTTTCAGACAAGAGTTTGCAAAGTTAAAAATTAGTTCTATATTTGAATACAATTAACCAAGAGGGTCGGAGCTTTTGGGTAATTTAAAGGTTTATTAATCAAAGCCAGTTTTGCACTCCGACGCAGACTGGCTTTTTTTATTTAAAAAATTATGGCAGCATTTCGCAAGATCTCCGTTACCTTCTGGTCGGATTCATTTGTGGGGGAGTTGACACCAGAACAAAAGTATTTCTATTTGTATCTGATGACTAACGACAAAACAACCCAATGTGGCATTTACGAAACATCTATTCGGAAAATGTCTTTTGATACTGGGTACAATCAAGAAACAGTATTGAAGTTAATCGCATTCTTTGAGGAACAAAACAAAATTAGATTCTCAAAAGAAACCAATGAAATTGCTTTATTGAATTGGGTAAGGTATAATGATTCAACTTCTCCAAAAGTTACGGCTTGTGTTGAAAAAGAGCTTTTAAAGGTCAAAAATAGAGTATTGATAGAGTATCTATACAGTATCGATACACATCCACAAAAAGAAGAAGAAGAAGAAAAAGAAAAAGAATACCAAGAAGAAGAAGAAAAAGAACAAGAAGCATTTTACATTCCTACGGAACGTGATATTCTTTTTAATAAGTGGTTTGATTATAAAAAACAAAAACGTTCTAAGTACACACAAATTGGAAAGGAACAATTGTTTAAAGAATGGGAATCATTTAGTAATATTGACTTGGAAAAAGCAATAAATCATTCAATCTCAAATAATTATCAAGGATTATTTGCACCTAAAGAATTTAATAATGGAAACGAACAAAAACTTGGCACTAGTGCGGCAAGAATGGAAGCCTTACGCAAGTGGTAGTTTATCGCCAATTGTTCAAGCACAAAGCGCCATAACAATCAGACAAAGGTCAGAGGATGACATTAAAGAAGCGATTCGTTATGCGATGGTCTTGGTTGGTTTACGAGGTGCAAATATGCCGACGGATGAGGAAAAATTTGTCTTGCTTAATTTTATCAGAGTAAACTTTGGCAATCAAACACCTGAGGAAATCAGATTAGCTTTTGAATATGCAATTGCTGGCAAGTTTGAAACCGATGTTAAATGCTACGAGAATTTCAGTTGTGAATATTTTGCACGAATTATGAAAGCATACATTGACTATTCAAGAAACGAAGTAAAAGGATTACCTAAAGAAATAGAACCTATGAAAGAAGTTCCAAGTGATCAAGAATTAAAAAAGCAAGCTATTGAAACGGCTAACTTTTATGCAGACCAATTAGATAAAGCAAACAAAGAAGGAAAGCAATTTACGTTCATCGCTGGAGGCTTATCAGTTTTATGGGACTATCTTAACAAATTTGAGATTCAATGTCTTACAACTGAAGAACGGCTTGAGATTTGGAATAAATATGCAAACATTCAAGACAAAGAAGAATTAAAACTTATTTGCAAGACTAAAGGATATATTAAATTTATCAATCAATTAGTAGATTTTGAATGTAGATTAGATTCAGAAGGGAAAATTAAACCTATTATATAATGGAAATAAATAAAATTTATAATGAGCCTTGTTTGGAAACTTTAAAAAAGATGCCAAACGATTTTATTGATTGCGTAATTACATCGCCTCCATACTGGCAATTAAGAGATTATGGATATGAAGGACAATGGGGTTTGGAACCTACATTTAATCAATATTTAGAAAATCTTTGGTCTATGATGGATGAGATTTATCGAGTTTTAAAACCAAGCGGAACCGTATGGATAAATTTAGGCGATACTTATAATACAATTTCAGGTGGAATAAGAGGATTAGAAAGAGCAAAAAAAAATAATTCTAAAGCATCAATTTCTAAAAAGAATATTTTAGGTCAAGGATTTCAACAACAAAAATGTGATGAAATAAAAAATAAATGTCTTTTATTAATTCCGCATAGATTTGCAATTGGATGCATTGATAGAGGTTGGATTTTAAGAAACGATGTTATATGGGCAAAGAGAAATGGAATGCCTGAGCCAGTAACTGATAGATTTACAAAAAAACATGAATATTTCTTTTTCATGGTTAAGCAAGAAAAATATTTTTTTGATTTAGATGCAATTAGAGATAAACATAAAGAATCTTCGTTACAAAGAATTGAATATGGATGGAAGTCTGAACACGATTCAATTGGTAGCATTGACACAGATAAAATGGGTGATAGATTTTGCAATCCATTAGGTAAAAATCCCGGTGATGTTTCTGATTTTTGGGATATACCTACAAAGCCAAGTTCAAACGAACACTATGCTTCTTACAATGATTCTTTAATTAAAAAACCAATATTAGCTGGATGCCCTAAAGATGGTATTGTTTACGATCCATTTATGGGTACTGGTAGCACGGCTGAAGCAGCGCTAAGAAGTCAAAGAAAATTTATTGGAAGTGAAATGAGTGAAAAATATTTAAAGATTTGCAATCAAAGATTGAGTCCAATTATAAATCAAACAGAACTTTTTTAAAATGAAAAGCAAAACAACAATCCAAAAGTTAATCGACGAGATTGATGATGTATTACGAATTGATCACATAGAGGTCAATCGCAGAATGGTTTATCAACTATTTAAAGACAAATTAACGATGCTTCTTGATGACGAGGAGGCAGTTATAAAGCAAGCCTATCGCGAGGGATGCTGGAAATGTAGTCAATATGAAACAGAAGAATTAGCCGACAAATACTATGAACAGACCTACGGAATTTAATAATCCTAAAAAAAGTTTTTGGGAATTACTGATAATTTTGTTAATATCGGGAACAATAATGATTTCAGCTATCATTTATAACTTATTCAATCAATGAAATCTCAAGAACACGCAATCCAAGTGGCAATCTGCCAATATCTTGATTTAATCAAAGTTCCTTTTTTTGCAATCCCTAACGGTGGCCTCCGCAATGTAATAGTTGCCAAAAAGCTGAAAGCTGAAGGAGTTAAAGCTGGAGTGGCTGATTTATTTTTAATGATTCCAAATAAGATTTTTAATGGATTATTTATTGAGGTAAAGACCAGCACTGGAAGACAACAAGAATCACAAAAGGATTTTGAAAAGTTGGCTTTTGATTCAGGATATTGCTACGAACTTGTCAGAAGTTTAGACGATTTAATTAAATGTTTAGAAACCTATAAGAAAATAAGATGATAAAGAAGATTTTAACAGCCATATATTGCGCTGGATTGATTTATTTGTTAGTCGCAATGGATTACGCTAAGAATCCAAAGAAAGTGGCTTATATCGCAAAAGATACTATCGAGATATTTGAGGACAATTTCGATTCTACTTGGCAAGTTTACGGATGCACTTACTACGGATTTAAAAAATAAGACTATGGAAGAAAGAAAATTTAAAAGTGGTGATAGAGTTTATGATGAAAGATATGGTAATGGAATAATAGATTATTTAGAAAACCATATAATAGTTCAATTTAGGATGGGTCAATATATTACCTATGATTTAAAAGGTTATAGACATTTCCCAGAAGAAAAACAACCAGCTTTATTAAAACGATAAGAAAATGGGAATACTTAAAAAACTTATTCGAAAGCAGAAAGCCAATCAATATACCCAAGAAGAAAGGTGGAATGAATTTATGCTTAATTGTAGTGGCTTACTATCTGAAAGGCAAAATAAAGAAAGGCAAAAGAGTATAGAAGAATTAATTAAAACAGTAGACGAACTTAAAAAATGGGCAGACAATGGAAAATAAAAAATTTATAGTATTTACAATGGATGGCCCAGACTGGATGCAAGAATCTATTGAATTAGATTCATTTAAAGAAGCAGATGAATTTTGTGAATCATTAAGAAGGCATAAACATACCTATATTATATGTGAGGTAATTAAATATGGATACAATGGAAACTAACAAAAACATGACAGCAGTAGAGTGGATAGAAGTAGAATTAAAAAATTGGTTAGAAGATGCGGTTTGTCTTCCAAATTATATTTTTGAAGAAGCCAAACAAATGGAGAAAGAGCAGATAATAAATGCAAGAGTAGGCGGATTTTTAGAAAGTGCTGAGGGATGGAATGGAGAAATTCCGTGCATGAAATGGAGTGAGATAGTTAGAGAAATAAAATGTGAAGAATATTACATTGAAACATACAGATATGCTAACGACAAACGAAACTAAAGCTATCGAGTGGATAGACACTCAATTACTTAAACCTAACGAGCAATTTATGCTCAAGGATGGAATATATATCAACGACTTACATTCGTGTCTTAAATCGCAAAAGGAACGAATTCTATTTGGGATAGACCCGCTAAGAAGATTAGCATTTTTAAGAGTGAGAGAAATTAAAAACTATTTAAACGAACAATACAAATGAGGCACATTAAACTTAGAAAAATTGTAAGAAAGCAAAAGGCAATAGAGCAAGCTAA